GGTTCGCCCATCTCGTAATAGAGCTGGGGTCCCACTTATAATTCCGGCAGGGGTCAGAGTTCTTATCTCTAGGGATAGGGATATTCCTAGTATAAAACTCTGAATGACTTTATTAGGTCTTTATCGGATTTTGGATTTTAAAGGTAAATTATCTTTATCAACCATAACCGATACAGGTCCTAATATAGATCATTTTATCCCTGTTTGAGAGAAGTTCTTGCGAACCTCTTTCAAACCTCAACTACAGAAACTAATTGAGTTTCCTGATTTATCAGGACCTAAATTGTTTCCTATCTTAAAGTCTGGTCCTACGACCTGTACTTTAGATGATCCACCTGGTACTTCATATACAAATTCCTCTGTTAGGGCCTTAGTAATAGCTGCTCGTGTCTGGTTACGAAAGTCTCCAGATAATCAGTTATTAGAGGCTCTAAAGCGATTTCTCCCTCAGATTAAGGATTCATCTACCTTTCTCTCTAGGTTACAGACAGTCGCTATGGTTTGTAATGATCGTATTGATCAGTACAATTTCTCAAATCTTTCTTTAGGTGCTACCCGATATAAATCGGAGCCCGCTGGGAAAGTTCGAGTTTTTGCCATGGTGGATGCCTGAACCCAGTGATTACTCCATCCTTTGCATATTTGACTCTTTAAGTTATTAAGAGCAATACCTCAGGATGGAACTTTTGATCAGATGAGTCCTATTAGCAGACTTCAGTCTAAATGGGCAGCCAAACCAAAAGGTTTATTTGCCTCTATAGATTTGAGTGCTGCTACGGATCGTCTTCCTATTTCATTACAAGTCAGTGTGCTCAAGGTACTACTTGAGGATCTTGTTCCAGACTCTCAGCAATTTGCTGAAGCTTGGAAGGATCTTCTTGTTGTACGGAAGTACTCTACAGGTTTAAGCCCACAGAGAAGTAAAAAATCAGAATTCACCATTCCTGGTGATGTTCCTGAATATGTTACTTATTCTGTAGGTCAACCTATGGGAGCGCTTTCTTCTTGAGCTATGCTGGCTATTACTCACCACGCAATGATGCAGTTTTCAGCTGCACAGTGTGGTAGTAAGAAGTGATATGAAGATTATGCGGTCTTAGGAGATGATGGTGTGATAAAAG